GAACAAGCGTATAACTAGTTGCCGAAGAAGTTGTAGCAATGTGATAAACGATATTGCCAGTGGTTGCCAACGATGTTCCCGTAGCAGCACCAATGTCTGGTGTTGTAAGTGCCAATGAGGTAGCAAGTTTTGCTGTTGTTATTGATGCCGCAGCAATGCTTACGGTGCCAATTGCACCTGTATCAAAGTTTGTTCCAGCAGACATAGCGTTTGTGAATGCCTCAATTGCGTCCCAGTTCGCATTGTGTTCAGAAGCAACAACCGGAGAGCCGTTACTAAATGTATATGGAATGTTGACTGTTGCCATTATGTTCCTCTTATCTTTCTGCGTTTGAATTTATAAGCGATGCTGTTTAATCCCCATTTTCTACCTGGATACACACTGGCATCAGTTGAATCATTGGGACCATAGAATGCCAACTGAACTGCATAACCTCTACCAAGGGGGGCAATGCCTTTTCTTTTAATTGCTGCTCCAACCGTACTAAGTCCATACAATGCCGTTCCGTAAACACCACCAGCACCAGATGTTGAATACGTGGCACCAGTAGAAATTGGTGTTAACGAAATTGATTTGATTCCACCAGATTGATTGGTTTCATCATAGTTCTTATATGTAGCCAAACGAATCAGGGTATTAGAAGATACTTCTTTGAGTACAAAGTATGGACGTATAAAAGACTTTAATTGGACATAACGATTATCGTCAAACCACGAGGTATTGTATGCGGTTCCAAATTTACCGCTAAAACCAGTTGGTGAATCATCAAGCGTATTGTCATAATCATCAATGCTCATAACAAAAGCAAAATCTTCTGCAGGAGAAACCATTAGATAGAAGGGATTATCATTGCTATCTCGCCAATCCATTCCACAAACAAGACCATATCCACCAATTAGTTCTTCGTCCTGAGATTGAGCCAATGGGTCAAACCATTGTGCCGTTTGAAATTCGCTATATGCGCCACGAGGTCCAATTGTTGGGTCAAATATGAAGTTGACACTTGGATAATCGGGATTGGTAATAAAAGCCGATGATGCATATGGCATGGATATCCACAATCGTTCACGAACAAATGAAAGTGTTATTAGGTCTGTATATTCAGAATTAACTTCATTGTTGATTATGATTGGTCGTATTCGTTCAAATAAGTCTTGTATGCCATTGCGGTCATAAAAATACAATCCGTTTGGATAATCAAAAAAGTAAACTCCGCCACTACCAGCAACTGCCTGTTGTGGATAGTCAATACCAAGTTTGGTCGTTAACTCAACCAACTGAAAAGAATCGGCGTCGTAGCCCATAAGCAGGTAAATCGCTTTTGATTTAAAAATAAGCAATTGACCATCTACAACCTGTATTCCACGAATTCCATTACCGCCAGCAATGATGTCAATGTAATCCTGTTGGTACCAGTTCTCTGGACTGTTCTCGTGCGACCAACGCAATCTGTTGGGGTATGAAACTCCATTTTCGTATGTGTTTGCAACAAACAACTTGTTGGCATGTGCCAAAGCAATTTCTGCTCTTGGCATGTAACCACCAACAGGTATTTCGTATGGTTGCCATGTTGGGCCAGAAGCAGTTAATGATGTTGCATATGTGTTTCCAGATTCCCACTTATACATATTGGTCGCAGATTGACCAATCGCAAGATACATCTCATCTTCCCATTGTGTCATTGAAGCGCCGTTTGTTGACTTGACTGCCATTGGGGTGGCTACAGCGGTATTTAATGCGGTGAAGTTTGAACCACTTGAATAATAAATTCTTCCGTTTGTTGAACTACTTGTTACATAACCAGTTGTAAGCATTATCAATGGTGCGCTGGCGTACTTATAGTTGTACAAACCTTTTGGATTCCATACAGCAGGAGAAGCAGTTACTGCCGTGGCGTGCTTTTTAACATAACCTGCACGACTAAACACACCGCCACGAGGGTCAATCTCAACATTGAGCATTGATGGCGATTCATTTTCTTTTAATTGAAATTGGTCGGCTCGGAAATTTAACCCACCAGTAAAATCAAAGACCTGCTTAAAATCAATCTGAGCCATTTATTAATACATTCTTCCCAGTGGACCATTTGAACCAGGTTGAACCATGATTCCTGGACCATACGAATATCCATAAGCATCATTTTGTGCACCGTTGAGTTGTAATCCACCACTCATAATCAGCGGTTGATTATTGTTTGGTGCGGTTAAACCAGCCCTAGCAATTGTTACACCGGCGTTGTAATGCTGCATGTAAACATTTGCCATCTCAGGGTCTTCTTGGAATTGGAATATTCGAGCAAGGGTAAAGTTGACAAGAATCATATGGAACTCTGAATCAAGGTCTACGTATTCAACGCTTTCAGAGTTGTTGGAGTCTGTCAGCCACGCCATGCTTGGTTGGCGATAACCCAGAATGTTGACCGTGTATACGCCATCTGGCTTCGGGTACAACCTAAGTCCGTTGTTCCAAAGAGTCCAGTAAGCAGGGATTCCTGCTTGGTCATTTGTGCCGTTCCAAATTTGTTGCGCTTTGAAGTTGTCAAGATAGACAAGTTCTATGCCCATTCCGGCGGTGTCGTCTTCTCCCTGAACCGAAACAACGTTAATAATTTCTTTAATAGATTGCGTAGTTACGGTTATCGCAGTAGTTATGTACGGTGAATACGTCTGAACTAAAACAATGTTTGTGAGATAGTCGCGCTGGTTCTCTATGGTTGCAGTTTGATACGAAGCTTGAAACCATGGGAAACGGCCATCAAGAGAAACGATTCTCTGATAACCCTCTTTGATGAACTGAAGCACCAAGTCTTGGTTGATGTCATCAGAGTTTTCGTCGTAACCAATTTGTAGCTGGGAAAGACTTTCAATCAGTTGAATTAAATAATAGGAGTTAAGACCCGTGGTTAGCGTACTCGCTGGTGCTGGCATTTAAGTTCCTATTCCTGGACTGATTCCTCTAATGCTTTTGCTTTTTTCTCAGCATTGATTCTCTGTTTCTTGTGACCTATGCAGAACGCATCGTCTTTAACTCTTGGAGCCCTGCACTCATGACCTTCTGGGTAATGATATGTGCAATGGTCTAAAACGTTTCGACCATAAGAAACATCGCTAGGCATTGCCGGCTCTGTCCCTGGCATCGCATAAACAGATGAAATGTTTGATGCTTCAATGCCCGAAGTATTGCCGTAACGCTCAGCTCCTGCTGGTGTTTGGTTTGAAATAACTGGTTCTCTGTTCATATTTCTCCTTCGTTAGAACATTGTCAAATGTGCCGCCAGCCCTTCAACTGGCAACACAGTTAACGGGTTTAATTACGGTGCGTCTGGGAAGTCAGTACGCTTCCACGACAAGACCGAAGCAGTTGCTTTGGCAATGATTGTGGCTGCGTTTTCTGCTTTTCCACTGACTGAGATAAAGCCGTCTGCCGATGGAGTGATAGTTCCATAAACAAATGCTTGGTTCAAACCAGTTCCGATTGCTACCGAAGCAGAACCGTTTGTTGGGGTGTCAACTGCGACACAAGCCGTACGAACGACTGTGGTTGCATCTGTGTTGTACTCAGAAATGAATGCAACTTGCGTTGGTGTTGCAGGAGCCTTGATTGAAAATGCTGCTCCGTCAGTTGCTGCTGCTGCCGAGTAAACAACCCGTGCTGCGAATTCGTAGGTTTGACCTGCGATTCCATACCAGCCAAAGTCATCAGCGTCAATTGCGGCGTATGCCGTTCCCACTGTTACATCGCTTTTGAGCACATTGGTGCGCTCTACCGCAAATCTGTTATTAGTTGCCATGATTGTCATTACTCCTTGGCTTTCGCCAGATTACCAAACCATGTTTGGAAGGGAATCGGATTGATTCCCTACTATATAGCCATTCCATTACCTAGTCGATAAATGGAAATAGCCAGCGCCGGTGGACTGCCCGAAGGAAGACAGCCACCGACACTGACTACATCAATGAACCAGCCGAGGCTGATTATGCGTTTGCGGTTAAGTAACCCTGACGTGAACGGTTTGAACAGGTCAATTCACCAAATGCCAAGACCAGCGCGTAGCGGGCGTCAATGCCTGCAACGGTGCCGCTCTGGAAGTCTGTGGTGTTGAACCAGTGACCGTTCATACCAACGAGCTTGAGGTACTTCGTATTGAGGAAGTACATCGGTGCTGCGGAGGTGTCTGCTGCCAAAGCAAGGTCAAACACAACTGGAGTCTGCTTGAACATCAAGTTCTGGAAGCCAGCGTTTGCCTTTGCTACGTCCTGATAACGAACGTTTTGGGTCAACAGCGACTCGTACTTTGAGAACAAGTCTTCGTTGGTCACGATGATGTCTGGAACGTCATTGCCCTTGGAAGCGTTGTTGT